CGTACATGTCGGTTCTTATAAGCAACGCAAGGTGGCCGTTGCGTCAGACGGCAAGCGATTGATTATGTTGCCCTATGACGGAGATCAGAAGGTTGGCACCACGGTCAGGCGTCTACCGCCGAAGCAGGCAAAAGAGATGGGCAAGGAATACGAAGTCATTGACGGCACCTACCCCCCCTTCGCGCTGGTTGTTCCGCCCCTCGCCGATCTGAAGGGGGAGATCCCGATAACTCCCGACATGGTTGCCCGTCTTCGCGGAGCGGTAAAGGCCGCACGGATTGTCCCCGACAATGTGAGCATGTCTGCGGTTGTGACCGCAAAAATTAACGGAACCGTAACCCCCGCTGCGATCAACGCCGAATTTGTGCTTGAAGCCATTGACGCCTTGACGGCGGCTGGATACGTGCCGACGAAAATACTGATGAAGGCAACGCGTTATCCCGTAATGATTGTCACGGAGAACAAGCATGCGTTTGCCGTGATTATGCCGCTGAAGTTCGAAGCTCCTTCTCCTAACTCTGGGTTCCTTCACTTCTACATGAACGGCGCCCCTGTCGTCCCCGAGTCCCCCCCCCCCATGACGAAGGGCGTAGGCGCCGCCGCCGCCAGGGGCGAAGGCGAGTTCACGCCACCCGAGATCGGCAAGGCGCCGTCCGTGGCTGACGCCACCACCGATACGGCACCCCTAGACGACGACACACAGGGCTTCGCCGCCCGCACGGGGACCGGCGAAGACGCCCGGCCAGGCCGCGACATCGGTGCCCGGCGCCAGGACGGCGGCCAGGTTGCGGCGCAGCCGACACAGCCGACCCGGATTATCGACACGATCCGCAAACTCTGGCCGGGCCTCTCCGTCCGCGCTCGGGCCACCTGGACACAGAAGAAGACGCCGGGATGGTACTCGAAAGCCCTGGGCGAGATGCGTCTAGCCAACGCGGGCGACATCATCGTGGCCGTCCACGAGCTTGGGCACCACTTCGACCGCGAGCTTGGCGGTTGGTCCGGTCAGACCGGGCTGGACTCCGGAATCCCCGGCGAGTTGCTGGCCCTCGGGCACGAGCTTTACGGGGACACCACGCCGAAGGGCGGCTTCCGCGCCGAAGGGTTTGCCGAGTTTATCGGGCAATACCTGACCGGAGGAGACATCCAAGGCAAGGCGCCGAAACTCTACCACTGGTTCACAACTGAATACCTGCCCAGCAAACCGGCTGAGGCCGCGAAGCTCCGTCAGCTTGAGGACGTGATAGCACAGTTCCAGATCCAGACGCCCGAGCAGGCAATCCAAGCGCTCTTATCCCCGCGCCGCGAGGACTGGTCGGGTCAGCGTATCGCCGCCACGCTGGCCGGCATCGAGGCGCAGACGGTTGACGCCTTCATGCCTCTCTTGCGAGGTATGATGGAGACCGGCGCCAAGGTAAACGACGTGGGCACGGGCAAGAATCAGATTCGCGCCAAGGATCATCCCTACATGCTGGCTATCTACTTCGCCCGCACAGCAGGCGGCCGGGCGCTCCATGCGCTCCTGGAGAACACCACGGACCTCTACGGCAAGGCAAACGGCGAATCGCTCAAGGCCATCATGGCGCCGGCGGTCGATGCCGGCAAGGTGGACGAGTTGATTCAGTATTGGATCGCCAAGCGTGTCGTCACGCGCTATCACGATCACGGTCTAGTGTCGGGGCTCGCACGCGAGGACGCGCAGGCCATCATCGACAAGTACGCCTCGCCCGAGTTCGACCGGATCGTCGAGGGCGCGACCGACTGGGCGCACCGCGAGCTGCATCTGCTCGTCGATGCCGGCGCAATGACGGAAGCGCAATTCAACGAGATTGTTGACATGAACCCGATCTACGCGCCCATGATGCGCCAGTTCCTCGCCGGCGAGAAGCGCGACGGTGGGAAAAACAAGGGGCTCGGCAAGGGCGTGTTCCGTGTCCGTGGCGGGCAGCAGCCCATCGTTGACCCGCTGACGGCCCTGGCGCAGCAGTCCGAGAAGCTGCACCAGATCGCCATGCAGCATGCCGTCATGCGCTCCCTCGTCCAGTTCTACGACTCCCACCGTGGCAAGGTCGCAAGCATGGGCAAGTTCATGTCGGAGGTGCCGGCTCCGCGAGAGGCCGTCACGTTCAGCCTGGAGAAGATGAAGAAGACTATCGGGCGCAAGGCTGTCGAGCTGGGAGCCGACCCCGAGGCCGTCGCGCTGGCCATGATGGACACCTGGGACGAAATGACGACCATCTACCGACCGCGCAAGGACTATCGGGGCGGCAACAACATCATCGGAATCGAGATCGACGGCAAGCGCCGGTTCTTCGAGATCCAGCCCGACCTATTCCCGATCCTGGAGGGCGTGACGCAATCCAAGTTCCTCGGCGATGGCAAGATAGCATCCGTCTTTCGCCGGGCAACGTCGCTGCAACGCCTGGGGGCCACGGGCCTGAACCCGGCTTTCGGGTTGATCCGTAACCTGCTCCGCGACACGGGCACTGCGGCGGTCACGGCCGACTACCATTTCCACATCCCTCTGCTATCTACGCTGTCTGGTATGGTGATGGACATCGCCAACTCAGACTACGCCAAGATGTACCACGGCTCCGGCCTGGACATCGCCGGGCGCGTCGGGCAGGATCTCCGTTCCGCCCGCAAGGCCGGCCGCCGGGTAACGGCTAAGAACAAGGTGCAGTCCATCGCCCGCGCCGGGTTTATAGACGGCTTGGTTGAGCTGCTAGGTCACTCCGAGATCGGGCCGCGCCTCATGGAGTACCGCGGTGCGTTCAAGCACGCCAAGAAGATGGGGTGGGATGACCACGACGCCCTCGTGCTGGCCGGCTGTGCCAGCAAGGACGTGACGGTCAACTTTTCCCGTGCCGGAACGGAAGTCCGCAAGGCGAACGAGGTCATCCTGTTTGCCAATGCCGGCGTGCAGTCGCTGGACAAGATCGGTCGGTCATTTGGCCTCCGCCAGGCGTTGCCCTGGGCGAAGATTAAAAATGCCGAGGGAACGGTGGGTGGTGAGGTTCGCGCCCGCCTGAAGGTCGCCGGGAGGACAACGGCCAGGGCGCTGGCGTTCGTCACGGCCGCCGCGCTGGCAAACTATCTCCGAAACCGGGACAAGGACTGGTGGAAGAAGCTCCCGGCCTTCGAGAAGTGGAACTACCTGCACGTAGGCAACCTGAACAACGACGGCCCGGGATTCCGAATCCCGCTGCCCTTCGACATCGGGGCCATCTTCGGGGCGTTGCCGGTGGCTCTCCTGGAGGAGCAGCGCACCCCGGGGGCGCTCAAGGAGGCGCTGGAGATCGCCATCGAGAACTCCATGCCTATCGACATTGGATTAACAGAGGACGATTTCCGGCATAAGGTTGCAGCCGTGGTCCGCAACTTCAGCCTGTTCACGGGTGCAGGCGACATCCTCATCAACGAGGACTGGAAGCACTCTGCTATCATCCCGCGTTACCTGGAGGGACTGGACCCAGACCTTCAATACACGCACGACACAACCACCATCGGCAAGATCATAGGCAAGCAGTTGGGCGTCGCACCCGTGCAGGTGGATCATATTCTGAACGTCTATTCTGGCCAGCTCTACAAGCGGGCGCACAATGCCGTTCAGATCGCCCTCGGGAACGGGGACATCGACCTGTCCGACAAGTCCAGCATCCCGGTGATCGGCACGCTCTTCCTGCGGCCAAACACGTCGCGGGTTGTCGGAGACTTCTACGAGCGGCTGGACGAGCTGGAGCGGCGGAAGAAGTCCGACCGGGCGGACGACGCCGACCTGAACGAACTCAAGGCCATGAAGAAGGTGTCCCGCAAGCTGACCGATCTATGGCGGGCCAGGCGAGAGGCGCTTTCCGCCGGCGGCGTCACCGCCCGCCGCGCCGCCAACGAGGTTCTGGCCGACGTTCAATCCCTCATCGAACAGCACAATGAACGGTGGGCGGACTGACTGCATGACCCTTGCGCTTTTGGCAGGTTGAAAAAATATTTTCACGACCCCCTTGACAAGCCGCGTTCATAGTGCTATAAATGGCCGCAACAGCAAACAATAGGCGCAATTACGCGCCACAGGAGTCGAAACAATGGGGACACAGAAGATCGGGGCGAACGAACTGTTCGCCATGTTCCGGCAGATGGAGCCGGACAGTCAACGCCGTGTGTTGACGGCAATGCTGGCCAGTCAGGCGTACCTGACTGACATGCAGGTGTGTGCGCTCTTGCAGATTGACCAGGCCACACTGCGGCGCTGGCTCCGCAAGGGGCCGCCCGCGACGAAGCCGGATGCCGTGGACATCCGCCTCGCTCAACCGATTGTCGTCGGCGGCCAGCGCCGGTGGGATCGGGCGAAACTTCAATCCATTCTCAACTACTAGGGGACAGTCATGGCTCTTTCACTCGCAAGCATCAAGACAGAAACCGCCGTTCGGGCGCCGCGGATCATCGTCCTCGGCGTAGAGAAGATCGGCAAGACGACGTTCGCGTGCGGCTCCCGCATCGAGAACAACCAGGTCGTCGAGACCGGGCTCAACAACCCGGTCATGCTACAGGTACGCGGAGAGGAAGGCGCCGACGACCTCGCCGTCGCCAAGTTCCCCGTGCTATGCAGCTTCGCGGAGATCATCGACGCGCTCGGCGTGCTCTACACGCAGGAGCACGAGTTCGGGACCGTTGTCCTGGATTCGGCCAGCGCCATCGAGCCGCTGGTGTTCGATGCCGTGTGCAAGGAGGCCAACGTCTCGAGCATCGAGAAGGTGGGCGGCGGCTACGGCAAAGGGTACACCGAGGCGCTGGCCAAGTGGCGCAACATCACCGAGGCGCTGGATGGGCTCCGCGAGCGCAAGAGCATGGCATCCATCATCATCGGCCACGTCAAGGTCAAGCGGTTCGACGACCCCAACGGCGAAAGCTACGACCAGTATCAGTGCGACCTCAACGAGAAGGCGGCCAACCTGCTCTACCGCTGGGCGGACGCGATCTTGTTCTGCAACACCAAGACGGCGGTGAAGAAGGAAGAGACCGGGTTCGGCGCCGAGAAGAAGCGCGGCGTGGACGTGGCCGGCGGCCAGCGCTTCATCTACACCCAGAAGCGCCCGGCGCACCCGGGCGGCGGACGTGGCGCCTACGGGCGTCTCCCCTACGAGCTTCCTCTTGACTGGGCGGCCTACCAGGCGGCCATCAAGGCGGCGATTCAGTAACAACAACACAGGAGAACAGACATGGGCGACATCAGCGACATCATCGGCGGCGACGTGGATACGACGACCGCACCCCCTGCAGACTTTCAACCGATCCCCCCCGGCTGGTACACAGCCATGATCGAGAAGGCGGAGGTTCGTCCGACCAAGGCCGGCGACGGGAAGTGCCTCAAACTGCAGCTCGCCATCGTCGGCGAGAAGTTCGAGGGACGCAAGGTGTTCACCAACATCAACCTCGTCAACCCCAGCCCAAAGGCGGTCGAGATCGGCGCCCGCGAGCTCGCGCAGCTCGGGGCCGCGTGCGGCCTGCTCCGCCTGTCTGATAGCACAGAGCTGCTGGACAAGGTCATCCAGGTCAAGGTGGCCGTGCGTGAGGGACGCAACGGCGGAGACCCCGACAACGTGGTCAAGGGGTACAAGGCTCTGTCCGGGGCTCCCGCGCCCGCGCCGGTGGCGAAGGTTGCTGCCGCGCCCGAGACTGCGACCGCCACCAAGGCGGCGCCGAGGGCGGCCGGCAAGCTCCCCTGGGAGCGTTGAGTCTAGGCGTTCCTATCGGTTGTACGCCTCTAAAACGAGACCGACGGGCGGGTGAGAGGCCCGCGTTCAACAACACCAACAGGAGATGATGATGAAGGCATTGGGAGAACTGGCCCGCGATCTGTATGCGGCCAAGCGTGCGGAAGCCGAGGCGAAGAAGGCCCGTATCGAGATCGAGGAGCAGATCGCCGCGCAGGTCGAGACGCCGGAGCGCGGCTCCGTGACGGTGGACGCCGGAGACGGGCTCAGGGTGACGGTCAAGCGCGACCTGTCCTACGAGGCCGACTGCATGGCGCTGGCCCAGGAGCTCGGCGATCTGGCGCCGGTGGAGATCATCCCGGCGGAACAGGCGTTCTCGCCGAAGCTCTACGAGAAGCTCCGCAAGGACGATCCCGCCGCGTTTGCGGTGGCGTCGAAGTACGTGACGACGAAGCCGCGCAAGGTGAGCGTGGTTCTCAAGCTGGCGTGATCAATCAACAACAAAATGGAGACAACATGCAAGCACACACCTACGCCGCGATTGCGGCACTACTGAAATCCGACCCGACCGTTTCGCCGCGCGAACGTCAGCACTTCCTTGCGAAGAACGACGAACCACCGGAAGCGGATCGCATCGTTCGGCCGATCATAGCGGCCCGGCGCCTGGGGCTGTCCCGGCGTTCCCTGACAAACCTGATCGCCGCCGGCCAACTGCCAGCCGTCAAGCTGCCTGGCCGGCAACGGATTATCGGAGTCCGCGAATCCGATTTGTCTGCCCTGATCGAGGGCAAGCGTCCTAAAGGCCCGGCATCTACGTAGTCAACACCCTGGGGCGCCGGGAGCCCAACACCCGGCGCCCCTTCAACTTGGAGCGATAGCATGGGCAACCTATCACTGTTCCAGCCTGAAGAGACCAAGACCGTCTCGGCCATCTACAAGTATTGGAAGAAGCGTGGCGAATCCGAGCCGCAACGCGGATACCTGGGGGCCAGCATCATCGGCCACGAGTGCGACCGTTATCTGTGGTACACCTTCCGTCAATGCGGCCGGGAGGACTTCGACGGTCGCATGTACCGACTGTTCGACCGCGGCCGACGCGAGGAGGATACCTTCATCGCCGAGCTGACGGGGATCGGCTGCGAGGTAAAGGCCATCGACGAGCAGGGCGACCAGTTCGCCGTGTCGGCCCTCGGCGGGCACTTCAGCGGGCACATGGACGCCGTGGCGCTGGGTGTGCCCGAGGCGCCGACTACATGGCACGTCTGCGAGTTCAAGACGCACTCGGCCAAGTCGTTCGAGAAGCTGAAGCGCGAAGGCGTACAAGCCAGCAAGCCTATGCACTGGCAGCAGATGCAGTGCTACATGGGCCTGTCCAAGCTGACCCGTGCGCTCTACCTGGCCGTCAACAAGGACACCGACGCGCTATACTCCGAGCGGATACACTTCGACGCAACGGGATTCAAGGCCATCATGGCCCGCGCCAAGCGGATCATCGAGGCCACGACGGCGCCCGACCGCGTTGCCGGCCGGTCGGACGACTGGCGCTGCAAGTTCTGCTGCCACCATGATCTGTGCTGGGGGCAGAGCAAGGTTGTCGCGCCTATCGAGGCCAAGACGTGCAGGACATGCTGTCATGCCACTGCTATCACCGACGGTGACGGCGGATGGCACTGCGAGCGGCACAAGAAGGCGCTGGCCACTGGTGAGGTCAATATGGCCTGCGACCATCACCTGCTGTTGCCGTCGCTGGTCTATGGATCGTCCCCAGTGGACGCCGGCGACGACTGGATTGAGTTCGTTGCCGAGGACGGTACGAAGTGGCGTCACGGACGGGACTACTGGACGACCGAGGAGCTGGCCAAGATCACGGCCAGCATGCTGGCATCGCACGGAATCAACGCGGCCCGCGAGTTGTTCGACGGCAAGGTTGTCGCCGTCGAACCGCCGGCGGGGCTGCTTGACCGTTATCCGCACGAGGACACCGAGCGTCTCTGGGACGGCCCGGCCGCCGACCTCAAGGATGCCTTCGCCAAGCACGTCCCGGCCGGTCTGGCCGTCACATCGCAGGAGGAGGACGACGAACACCTGGCCGCGGAGTATGGCCAGCAGATCGTCGTCGTCATCTACAAGAAGGACCAGTACGCCGCGATCTGGCGTGGGAAGGAGTAGGCCGTGATAGCACGCGCTTTGCTTGCTGCTGGCGATTGCCAGGAGCGCGAACACCTGAGTTAAGCCGCGCCGTAGGCGTCGGCTTGAATGAATAGTTATGCGGCGGCTGCCGCGAGGAGACATTGATGCACACACGAGACCCATACCGAGATTGGAGCCTAGCCGACCGTCAGGACGCATGGCGTGACGGAGACTGGGCAGGTTGC